GAAAATGAACCAGAAACAGATGATGTAAAACTAAATGAACCAGGTTTAATTCCTTGACCAATTTTATTCAATGGTATTGAAAAAATAGAAGCAGTTTCAAACAACAATTTTTTAGTTTTATTTAAGTCAGTAGGACCTAATGTATTATAAGGCTGATTCTTGTATTTATAAAATAAATGATTTATTGAAAAATATGTAATTGATTGCAAACTACCATCAATATTTGCTGCATCATTATATGTTAAAGAAGAACCTAATGCAGGAAGCACATTTGTATTTGTATAAATACCTTGCAATGGAAGTATGCTAGATGTTAAACTACCTGAATATACTGTCCATGTTTTATATGATTGAAATGGATTGATTTGTACATCGGTGGTATCAATTTTTTTAAAAACTGATGGATATGATCCTTGATATGGATTATCTGTATTTTGTAATTTTGATTGTGCCATATAGTTAAAAGCCCCGATACATTTTATATAAATATAACGGGGCTTAAATCTATGTTAAATTAAAAATCTAATTTAACTCGTATAAGAGCTTCTCTTTGGAATGATTTCAATAATGGTTTAGAAAGTTTAGCAACTGCTAATAATTCCTGACTATCATTATATAAACCTACTGTCGTAATATATGTTTTAGGATCGCCTACAAAAGTTGTTTGTGAAATTTGACCAACTGAACCAGTTACATATGAAGGATTATTTGAGAAGTTATATTCTGCATTTTTAATTCTTACAAAATAATGAGTGCTAGTTACTTTTTCAGAATTACGTGCTTGGAACCCATATGGATCACTTGTTTCAGGATCTGTAAAGAAACTAGATCCAGAAATTGAATGGAATAATACAAAATGATTATTACCTTCTGAACTAGAACTAGTATTTGTTGCAAATCCTAATTGTTGATCTAACATTTTGCCATCTAATACTAACACTCCATGATCTGGATATGCTAATCCGTAATACGTTGGATTCGTAGAATTATGTACTCCGGAATTAATTGAACCAGAAACGATATTATAAATTTTTCCTGAATCTCCTAATCTTGCTGATGCAACTGATGAATCATCAATTAATTTAATAACACCACTACCGGTAACTACAGAACCTGTTGCGTTTGTTGCACGAGATGAAATTCTAACTAATGGTAATTCCCAATTTCCAGCATCTAAACGTTCTTTAATTCTGTCTCGTTTAAAGTTGATAATATATACATAGTCAGTACTACCAGATCCAGCTGTTGTAAAACGAGTATCACTCGGATTCAATAAAAGTTGACGATATTGAGAATAAATTGCTTTACTTGCAGCATCTTCCAATTGTCCTTGTGAATCTGAACCACTACCTAAAGCATGACCAAATGCTAAAGAAAATTGAACTGCAGACCCAGTTGCTGCAGGATCTTTTTGTGACACATCAACATAGTATGAACGCTGCGTATTTGTTTGAGTTGAAGATGTAAAGAAAGTAGTTAAACTAGAAATTCCATCGCTCCAAACGCCTGCTGTCACAACTTCAATTTGTTTACTAACAATATCATTAACAACATCAAATTTCGTAAATACACGTCCATTTCTTGCTAATATTTGCGACTGCTGCATCTCAGCAACCATTTGGTTTGCTAATTGCTGAGCTAATTGTTGTACTTGTTGAGTTACTGCGGCAGCACCTGCAGTACCAGCGGCTGCTGGAGCTGGGGTTGGAGTTACCGGTGTTCTTGTTGCTTGATTTTGACGACCCACTGCAGCAAGTAAATTAGCAGGAACTCCGCCTTGGCGTGGTTGTTGTTTTAATGTTTCAATGAAATTTTTCATTTCCATGTTTTACCTTTTTTATGCATTATGCATTATTAGCAGTAGCAGTAGTTACTTTTTTAACTGTTAAATTAATAGTAACACTTCCACCTGTTTCATTACCAATAATTGAAATAGTTGCAGTTTTATCTTCAAGCATTTGTGTTTTAGCAACAATGCGGAATTCAAACCCAGCTACCGCAACACTTTGTGCATCTTGATTATCTCCAATAAAACGAGGCGTAGTAGGAAGTACTGAATTTTGTAAAGCTCTAGTTACTTGTATATCTGCAACTGTTGAATCTGAAAGAATTGCAGTATATCCTAAATTGCTATTTCCTCCTTGGAAGTTACTAGTATTAGGAGCAATAACTGAACTATCGCCTGGCGCATTTAAAATAATGCTAGTATTACCTACGTTTACAACTGGAATATTTGTTGTTTGTTTAGGTAATGTTACTAATTTATAACGAAGAGCTTGAGTCTCATCCGGAATAGCTTCAGTTATTGGCATATTTTCAATAATAGTGCCATAATATTCTGTACCTAGAGGATGATCTGGATTCCATAACGAATAATCAATTTCGTCATCTCCTACAGCAAATTGCGTAATGTTAAATGCATTACCCCCTTGAGCTAATAATTCTCGGCCTTTTAAAGTTAGTATTGCGTCGACCGTTACGCTCGAATTATCTAGATAACCCATATGTTTCCTTTTACTTTTTAATAAATATCAGTGTTATAAAAATTATACCAAAACAAAACTACCATTAGTATTATCTAAGTTTTGATATATCAATTGATTTGGATTTGCAGATCTAAATTCTACAACCGGTTTGCCATCAATAGTCTGAGTTGAATTAACATTAAATCCTGGAGATGTAAGTTTACAACCTAAATATCTTTGATTTTCAATACCTTTAGGCAAATAATCTTGTACTCTTGCTAATTCTCCAGACCATCCCGAACCTGTCGGATCTATATAATATGTACTAGTTCCATAAGTGCCGGCACCATATGTACTTGTTATACCAGAGCCGCCACTTCCTGTATTAAATACAGCAGATCCTGATTTAAATTTCGTTACAGAATAAACTGATTCTAAATATATAGGCTGTACTGCATCACTTAACCAATATGGAGATGATCCCGTAATCCATGTACTTCCAGATCTTAGTAAATATTCATATGAATATGGCACACTATCATATTTTTCAGAATTAGATGCTGTTAAATAGCCTTGCCATTGATCATCATCTATTGCTGAGAAACTAATAATTCGACCAGTTACTGAACCAGCATAATATGGATATAAACCAACAGCTGTTGGAGATATTGAATCTAAAATAGCTGTATATGATGGTAAGAAATTTTGTACTTTAGGTAATATTGTATCTTTACTGCGTTCTAATAAATTAGGTTGAATTAATAGACCAGTTAATTTATTTACTCGTGCAGGTAATAATTGTTCTAATTGTTTAAAAAATGATAAATCAAATAACGTAAACATATTAATATATGCATTGATATCATTTCGATTTTCATATTTTTTCCAATACGATTGAGCTGCATGAATTAGTTGCGGGTATGATTTTGCATTAGTTACGCCCGGGTCACCGATATATTCATCTAATGAAGTAAAACCAAACTGCGCAATGATATCTTCATCTATCATCGTTTGTGGAGAAAAATATACTCCTAATTTTTTACTATCTAATGGAGCTTTATCAAATTGACTACGTTCAGCTCTAGTTTTAACATCTAATGTTCCTATTAATTCATTTGATTCTAAACGTATTTTATTGTCATCATATGTTCCGGCACCTAAAGATACTGCATCATAATAATATGTTTCTTCAATTGAATCATATGGTGTATTATTTGTCCATGATGTAAATGATGCAGAAATGCTAGATGATGTTGGTTGTATGCCATATAAACTACTAGTAGCTGAATGATTTATTTTTTGATTTAATGGCAATCTAAATACTAATTCCGTGTATGCATCAACGTTGCCATCATATGCACCTGGTGCTTTAGTGTGATTTTCAAATGGAGAATTTTGTAAACTAGAAGTCCATAATCTTAATTCTTGAACTTGTCCTACTAATCTACTAGCGCCTGTCGATGTGCCGCCAATTGTTAAATTACCAGTAGTAGCAAATGAAGCTGTTGCTGATGCAGATACTGTAGTAACTATTTTTCCATATTTAGATTTCTTTGCAATTAAATCTAAATTAGTTCCATTAACACGAAGTATGGTATTAATCCAATCTCCATTAAATAATTCAAACTCAGCAGATCCGGTACCATTAATTTGTATAACACCCATAGTGCCACTACTAAAATCTATAGTAACAGAATTTGAACCAATGTTATATAAATTCATAGTAGATGGAATTGTTGGATATTTTAAAACATCTGCTGTTCTAAATCGCAATTCCACGGACTGTATTGGCTTTGTATAATTTACAACTACCGTGCCGGCAGCACTACCACTTAAATCTAAAGCATAATCAAAATTTAATTTTTCATATACCGGAGCTCGATCTAATCTAGGCCCGCCATATTCATTAATACTTATAAAAGATTGTGGAATACCATAACATGATAATAATGCTTGTATACTTCGTTTTGTTCCTTTACTTTTTAATAATAAAGGTAAATTGTTTACAATTCGTCTCCAAATTGCATATGTCATATCCTGGCCAGGTACCGATGGATCACCGACAGTATTAGATCCAGTTAAAGGAGTACCGGTTGAATCTGTACCTAAAACATATTGCCATAAATCTTGATTTTGAGAACCATTTGTTAATGTCCATCCAAATTGTTTTGCAACTGAATATAATAATTCATTTGGCATACCAAGTTTAGGATTTTCTTCACGCTTATGTATTTTAGACATATGATTGATATATGTATAGAATATATCATAATGATGTCCTAACATGTTTATAAACGTGTTTAAATTTTCATTGGCTTCGTCTAAACGAAGATATTCTGGTACGGCATAATATAATGCATTGTAATTTGACTGATCATATAATGATGCACTTACATATATAGAATTGTACCAATTTTGAAACTGTGAACTAGTCACAGAATATAATGTATATGGTATTGAAGAATTAGATTTAGGAGCAGGAGTTATATAACTACCAGTAATTGATGCTACGGTAGAATATTCTCTCGGCAAATCATATGTTGTTAATTTTGAAGATGATTCATAATATAACCAACGTTCGAAATTATCAAATCCTCCTATTAAATTATTTTTTAACGTCGCATATTCTTGTTGATTAACGATAGCAACACTACCAGAAATTTGAGATACTACTGCACTTTGAGATGTATATGTTTCTAGTAATTGTAATTTATATCTAAAATTTTCTAAACGTTCTGTTGCTGAACTATAAAAAATAAAATTATTGAAATCTGAATAATCAATATTCAATTTCATTCCAGATAATGAACCAGAAAAATATGAATCAATTATTTGTTGCGATGTTTGTGTCGACGAACCCAATAATTCATTCCAAGTTTTTAACCCGGTATCAGTTGATGTATTTAATACTGATACTGCTTGCCAATTTGGGTTTGCTAATTTATTAAATGTACGTGCTGCTGATTCTGTTTGCAATGTTACATTATCAACATAAGGAAGTTTTAATTCTTCAACTATCCAACATTTAAAATCTTTTTGAAATTCATTAGGTAATGGTTGATTTAGTTTTACATAAACATACTCACCAACAACTACGCTATTAACAAATTGAAATGTTTGATTCCTACTAAAATTTAGTAAATATGTTTTGAATTTTTTAGGAATTTCAATTTCATTGATTATAGGTTGACGATTTCTAATACTAGAAACTGTTTCTTGTTGAATATCAACAGTTGCTGTTTGATTTACATTTTCAGCATAATCTGTTAATTCATTTAAAAATTGAGAATTTCTAATATCAATAGCACGTAAACGAATTTCAGTTCGATCTGGAGATATTTCGTCGATTCTCAAATATTGTTGTTCATAACTTCCTATTAAATTCTTAAAGAAGTTGACTACAATTTTTAATGTGCCGGCTGTTAATTTTAAATTATCAAATTCTTTGCGAATATCAATTGCAATTGGATTATATAGATCAATTTTACGATTAGTAATTGGATCAATATATTCCGGAATTTTAGATAATTGTTGAATTTTATGATTACCAGATAACCAAGAGTCTGCAGAATAAACATGTAATTCTAATCTTATATCATCGGTATTTTCTTTTATATCATGTACAGGTAAATATTTTCTTTGTGACCTAGGATATGAAAGTAAACTTATTTGTTGATCAGTTAAACGCTGTGCAGCTACTGCATTTGTAGTTGTATTAACTTGATTGATATTTTTATATTGCGTTAACATAAGATTTATACTGCCTCAAATTTAACAAATGTGCTATTTGCTAATATTGTATGATTTTTCTTTTCTTTCTGATCTTCAGCAAACCCAGATATAAAAACTTCGCCGCCTTCGCCAATATCTAAAATACTTTTTGCAGGAATGGTAAAATCAATAATAGTTTCATAAATGCCTTCGTCGGAAACTTTCTTATTATTATTAATACCATCTGGATATAAAGTTCCATTGTTACCTGGCTCTCCTGCATTCGTAAACTTATTAATATCTCCATCAGATTGTTTATATGATATTAAAAATCCAACTTCGGAGCTACTATTATCATTATATTGTGTAGTTATAACACCGGTAACCTTTAACGATTTACCCGAATCAATTAAATCTTGTGCAATCGTAAATGAATTTTTATTAATTTGTGCAGGCCCGGTTGTTACTACTGATAAATCTATAGGTTGCGATGTATCTGCAGTTGCTTTTACTACTTGTTGATTTGCACTAGGTTTATATCGAACCGGCGTTGATGGAGTATTTGATTCAATATCTGCCGCCGTATCCTCTAATTCTAATTCTAAATCTAAATTCAGATCTAAATCTAAATCTAATGATTCGTCAACTGTAGCAGTACGAGCAGGAAATTTAAAATAATTAAACTGAGTATCTAATAATGGTATTACTGATTCAGCTAATACATTTGTTGTTATTGCTTCGATTATTAACAATGAAGATGTAGTTTGTACTAAAACATTACCTGCAATATCTCGAGGCACTACTACATTATCATTTGACAATGCAGTTATACCTTTTTCTTCATAAAATGAATCTTGTCGAAGTGAAACGCTATCCATTATCTAACTACTTTAAAATAAATTTGGTCGTCGATATATTGTACCGTAAATCCATCTACAATTTTAAGTTGTAAACGATAATAGCGTTCGGGCATAAAACCGTTCATATCAATGTAAATGTAATTGCTGGTACTATCACAACTTACTTTAGTATAAATATTATCGTACGGAATTATGACTTCATCAGTTGCAGCATCTAAAACAGAATAATATGTATTTGCTGGTAAATATTTAACTGTTTCGATCGGGAATAAATTTGTCGGCGATTTTTGAGGATATTTATCTCGTCCGTAAATTCTAATTTTAGAAATTTCAGACTCTTTATAAGACGGTTTAACGTTGGTATATATCGTATATGACTCTAGATTAACCCCAGTCAGTGATCCTGGCGTAAACGCACTATTATCCCAATACATTGTTAACTTAGGAACATATATAGTATGAGTATCTCTACTAAAGAATCTAACATACCCGGATACATTATTATTTGCTTCATCTGCATCAGAATATTGTACTAAGAATCCATAATTTGGAATAGCATTTCCATTGCTACCACTTAACCATATTCGTATTTGATCTGTTACATCGATATTGATATCACTAGTTCTATAAGAGAATGATTCTGAAACTTGAAGTTCGGGTGCTGTACTAGAACCGGAATGATATAAATAATTCCCACCTAAACCAGATCCGGATATATATAAATCACTTGTTCCAATTTCTACATATTGGCTGCCCGATATCCAATTTGAACCAGATTGTGCAATATTCCAAGTAGCGCCATCAGTAGTTAATTCAGATAAATAACCTGTGCCATTTATCCAATTTTGTCCTAACATTTTTACTGCTACTGAATATTCAGATGGCAAATTTTTAGCATCAGTAGTAAATAGTTGCAATACAAATTTACAATCAGTAACATTTTTACTATATGTTGCTAATGATGCAGAAATTTCTGACATATCAAATTTTACGATACTTCTAGCTTTTAACAATGTTTCGCCATCTGTACCTAAACGTTTTCCAATTTCTAATACTTCATCTAATCCAGTATTATACGTTGGGTATGATTCATACAACGTTGTGTCTTTTTCTGCATAAAATATTCTAAACATTATATTCCTTAATAATTAACTACGCGGCCTTTAATATCTTGATTTGGAAACTTTACTTCAAATATACTAGGATCTAAAGAAGGATATATAACACCATTTTTTGTAGCTGACGATAAATCATAAACATTTCCGGAATATCCTAACGTAGTATCATATACATTATTAAATGTAACATTAACTAAATTCTGTACACCCTTTGTATTTGAAATAATATTCATTACCTCTGTTTTGATTACAGGTTGATTAATCTGCCAACGATCTACATCAAAATACGATTTCAATGCATTTATACAATTTAATAAAACTTCATTGCTATTATAATTCGATAATACGGATATTTCAAATTGAACGCCGATATTGATAATGAATGCATCTTTTATATTTACTGCATCTGTTAGAATTCTATATTGGCTCAAATATGTTTTTAAATTTTCTTTAATTGCGTTATTCAATGCAGTTAACTGTTTGTTTTCATTGAAACCTAAAACATACATGTTAAGAGCTAAAGGGTTTGGTAATCGATTTTGTACGTAATCTTCTTGTATGATTTGATCATCTGGTACAATATATGCTTTTGCAACGCTACCAAA